TGAATTAATCATTGTAATTTATTAGTTTAAAATTTTAAGTTATTTATTTTATTTACCCCAAGCTTTTTTTAAATCTGCTAAACTTAAAACCTTATCTGTACCAGATTCCTTGCCTGTTTTAAATGCAGGTCTAGCATTATTAGCTTTAGTTAAATCTTGTAGACTAGCCGCTTTAGGAGTAACTTTTTCTTTAAGAGATTTAAAATCTTCCTTTAACAAATAATCTATTAAAAGCTTTTGTTTTGGGGTAGCTTTATAATAAGCCACATCTGCTGCTGTTTGCCCATCTTTAGTTACAGGTTTTGTAACATAATCAAAGAAATCATCAGCATCTTTTTTAGGCAATTTAATGTCATAGAAACCTTCTTCTACCTGATTCTTCTGACTTATTCTAAAATCAGCTAGTTCTTTTTCATACTTTTCATTAGCTTGCTTATCAAATTTTTGTTTATCTTCTAGTGCTTTAGTATATATATTAGATATAACACTAGGTGATTTAATAGACCTATCATACAATTTAGATTTATCTTTAAGATAATCTATTTGTTCGTCTATTTCTTCTTTTTCAAATCCTTTAAGTTCTAGCTCTGTCCTAACTAGACTTTCTTGTTGTTCTACATCTAATTCATCAACCTCTAGACCTTTGTATTCTTGAACCAAAGCTGCATAATTAACTGCTTCTGGACTTTGAAGTAAACCTTCATCAATCATTTGATGAAGTGGATTAGAAGCATAAAGTTCTTCTTTAACTTCATCCACAGTTTTTTTCTTGTTAACTTCAATAGCTTTATCAATAAAGTTTTGAACAGTTACATTAATATCATCTGTAGTATCAAATTCTTCTACACCATATTTAGATTTCCAAGTATTAAATACATCATTAGTATTATCTATTGGTTCATCATCATCTGCTGGCGTAGGTTCAGGTGTTGGTTGTGGTTCGGGAGTAGGTGCAGGTTTATTATCATCTACTTTTGGTGTAGGTGTAGGTTCTGCTCCTGTAGGTTCTACAGGTTCATCTGGTTGAAAGCCTTTCATTTTTGAAAGGTCAACTCCTTCGGGAATTATGTTAGTATCTACCATAATTGTTTACAAATTTAAAGTTGTTGTTGTTGATTAAAAAAATTTATTTTTTGCTAGTAAACTAGCTTTTGTTTCCTATTTATACTTAACATAAAAACGACTAATTTTTTTTAGACTTATTTGTTATAGCCCTATGTTTAACATCAATCTCTTTTTTATGTTGTTTTTCTTTTTGCTCTCTATCCAATCTTTGTTGTATTCTTTCATTTCTTTCTTTTTCTATCTGATGCTGCAACTGTTGTTGCTGTAAATTTAATCTTTGATATTCTAGATTATCGTCTTTATTATCTAAACCATTAAGTTTCATTTTAACATCTTCAAGTTTATTAAGTCTAGAAGTCATATTATTTTCATCTACCTGATAGTATTTAAAGTCTAATTCATTTTGTGCTTTTTCAGCTTCTATTTGATTAGCATCAGCAGCTACTTTATTTTCAGCTTCTTGTTGGGCTTGTTTTTGTTTGCCTATTAAGCTTTCATATTCATCTAACTTCTTAATAGCTTCATTCAAATTTTTAGCTTCCAATATTCTACCAGATATATTTGGAGCTAAACCATTTTGAGTAAAATTAAATGCCCATTGTTTATAAATTTCTAAGTTTTTCTTTTCTTCTGATGAATCTTTTACAGTAACATTAAATTCTATCTGCTGCAAATCTTCACCATAAAATTCATTATATACTCTTTTAAAATCAGAAGATACATAACTAGCTTTTTTACCATTGGCACATATAAAAGGTGAATAATCCAATATAGCTTTATAAGTTCTAGTCTGATATTCATCAAATTCTTTAAACAGTTCTTCACTAACTATACTACCTCTATACAAAGCTTCCTGTGTAGTACCTAAACCAGCAGAAGAATTAATTTCACCTTTTCTTTGTGCATTAATGCCTATAATAGCTTCAGCTTCAGATTTAACTAATTGTAGTAATTCATAGCAGAATTTAATATATTGATTTAATCCTACATCTAGTACCCTAACATGTTGTAATGCTGCTAAAGCATTAGGATTACTTTCATCTACAAACAAAAATCCTGTAGCATCAGCAAAATACATAGTAGTAAACATATCTAAATCTTTAGTTTCAGCAATCACGCCTTTAGGAAGTAAAGTCATTTTGTCCTTATGTTTGTTCATTATCTTTTCAAGTAGATAATGTATTCTATTATATTCAAACTGATAAGGCATTAACATTTCCACAATAGATGGCATCTTTAAAATATTACTACCAAAATATCTACCATTATATTGCTTCTTAGTTTTATAAGGGTCATTAAATTTAGCTCGTTGTAGTGGAATAGGTTGAAATCCTACATAATAAGTGCTTTGTATTACCCATCCTTCCCATTCTTGGTTTACCCATTTCCATTCTATATTGTCAAATTCTGTAGGTTCATAAGTTTCATCTACTTCAGTAGTAGTACCATCTTCATGATAAATACAACCTATTTTTACTTCTCCTGTCCAACAGATATGTTCTACCACTACCTCATTAGCATTATTACTATTAACTACTGTTCCATCTCTTTTAGGTGTAAGAAACCAAAAACCCAATTGAGCAGGACTATAATTACCTGCACCAAAACCCATTAATAGATTACTTTCTAAATTCTTCTTTATATCTTCATACTCAGGAATATTACAAAACATATCATTACATTCAGATAGTGGCATAGAAAATCTTCTTATCAAACATTCACAATCTTCAAAGTAAGTTACATTTCTAGACTTTACAGCTTTCATCTCTATAGGTTTTATTGCTTGAAAATCTAGTTCATCATTTCTAACATCTTTCCAATCCATTACTATACCTGATGTAACAAAGTGAAAAAAATTATCTCTAAACTTAGCGTGTATATCATAAGCATTATTAGCATATGCTATAAAATTTTGGCCCATTTCTGCCATTTCATCAGGAAGATTACTAGCTTCTAATCTTATAACTTCGGGGCTTTTAGGTGGTATAATATTACCTTGTTCATCTCTTTCTGCATCTACAGGTACTCCTTGACTTTCTAATTCCATTAGAAATCTAGTCTGCAAACTGTTTAACATTTGAGAATACTCATAATCTCTTTGTTTATTAGGCAAATCTGAATTAACAGCAGCTACTATTGTATTAATAGGTCTTTGGCTTTTTTCACCTAATAATGTAAAAACAGCATTAGTAATAAGCGGATAATTCCTCATTTTTGCAGGATAAGCTTTATACTTATCATCTGTCATATTTAAAGGATTAATAACATAAGCATAATCAGCTTCATCTAATGTACCAACAGCAGCATTATATAAAGCATTAGCTGTTTGTAAATTAATAAGCGGTAAAGCTAAAGAACTATAATAGAAGTACATTTGCTTATGAAAATTTTCATCGGCTAGTTTCTCTTTAGTAGAAATTCTTTGGTCTGGTTTCATCTTGCGTTTTGAAATAATGAATGATTTAAAAATTTTGTAAAACTATCTGTATTAGTCTTAGGTTTTCTGTTTTGATATTGCAATTCTTTTAGATGATACATACCTATAATGAGAGCAGATATTCTATCAAAGTTTCCAATATCATTGTACTTTACAAGTTCATCTAGTAAACCCAAGTCATAAATAAGATGCAAATTTAATAAAGTTTTTCCAGTTAAAGTATCCTGTCCACGAATTTCATACAGCCAATCTTTTAAATAATCAATCCCAGCAGTTTTTCTTGGTTCTGTCATGTGCATACCAAAATTTCTATTTACAGAAGTTTTAGTATTAGGGTCAAACTCTAGAGTAAACTGTCTTTCAAGCTTTTCCATCAAATGTGGAAATCTTTTTGCATAATCACTAATAACAGGAATATTACTTTCAAACCCTATCTTGGCATTATACATACTAGCTAATTGAAAAAGATTTCTATTATAAACATCTCTACTTTCTGGTCTAGCTACATAAGCAGCTACTATATGCCCACCTTTAGTAGTAGTCAAATTATTTACCTGTTCAATTACATAAGTAGCACCTAATGACATATCTTCTTTAGCAATTGCTTTATCATGTAAATAAGGGTCGGAGCAAATTATATATAAATTACTAGGTACTTTACCATCTTTACCCTTATATGGGGGGCTGTATATCATTACAGCACCTTTAGTATCTACACTTCTAGTATTCTTATCCACAACTAAAGGATACTGATTAATAGGTTTGAGTTTATCATTATAAACATACCAATCTGAAGTAAGTTCTACAGGTATACCATAACCAGCTACATTGTTCTTAATATTCTCTCTAACTTCATCTCTATGCCTAATTAATTCTTCTGATTGAAAAGGATTAGTACCTGTATTTAACATTGCATCTCTAGGACAAAAAGGCTTTTCTGCTTTTTTTCTAGGTAAAAGAGTACCATCAGCAGCTTTAGCAGCTTTCTCAAACTCTCCTTGATAATGTTTTCTGGCTTTATCTTCTAAACTATTACCATCTTTATCTACAAATCCAATATCCCTATAAGCTGGTGTAAAGAAAGCACAATAAGTATCACTAGTACCTTCATCCCATTTATTTCTAATAGCTAATACATTATAACTATCTGGATTATAAAACATCTTTTCCATGTGTGCAAAACTGCTACCTTCACTACCTCCAGTACCAAATCCACATAAAGTACCAAATACTGCATCACCTTCTTGTACAGAAGGTAAAGCTATTTCCCAAGCTTTATCTGCATCACAAAACTTACCAAACTCTTCAAAATAACCATCATTAAATCTTTTACCACGAGCTTTATTAACATCATTATTAAGTGTAATACCAACTACCTCACATAATCTTCCACTAGCTATACCTTTTTGCATTATACCATTGGAATAATACATTTTTTCCGATACCTGTCTGAGTTTTTCCCTAAAAAAAATAGATTGCCCTATTTTACTTTTTTCATTATAACCGTATTTATTAATAAAATTTTTACCAAAGTTAAATTTATCAATAACACCATCACCATCTGTTAAGAAAGTTTTATCTTCTGCTACTAGTACAGTTCTAGTTTTAGTGCCTACATGATAATTATAACCACAAATACCTCCAGCATATTTATTACTAGCACCGCTACCTCTGGGTTTTAACCATATAAAATGTTTACCACCTTTTAAACAATCTTCTCTAACATCTACATTTAAACCTAACTTTAAATACTTCTCCTTACTAATTCCTCTTTTAGCTATATGATATAACCAAAAGAAATTATAATCTTCATCCCAAAATTTAGGAAAACCTTCTTTTCTATCTATTATTTCTCTACCATCACTACCTATTTTTCTAGTAACTAGTTCTATTCTCCAATGATTAAGATAAAAATAATGCCTACCAGTAATTTGGGTTTCTCCTACTTTATAACCTTGTAAACATCTTCTTTCTTCTTCTTTCCAAAAATCAAACCATTTTTTACTACCATAATCTCCATCATCATACCTACCATGTTTTTCATAGTATAATGCTGTTTTTGAAAATTCTTTAGTATTTACAAACATTAATCTAAATCTCCATCAGTATCCATACCTTCATTTAAATTGCCCCTTTCACCTATACCAATAGTTCTACCACCATAAGCAACATTACTATTTTCAGCCATTTCTGCTATTACAAGTTTTTCCATCTCTAAATATTCCTGAAAACTACCCCTAAGTTTATTGGTAATCTCCAATATATTTTTAGGATTATGTAACAATTCACCTTTTCTACTACCTTCTTTAACAGTTTCCTTTAAATCTATATCCCTAATATATTCTCTTAAAGAATTTAAACTACCTTTAATAGCTGCAAGTGTTTCTGTTAGTTCAGTTTTTTGTGCATCTTTCCACCATTCTAAACATTGCAGTATTAAACTATCAGGTTTCCAAGTATCAGCTAATCCTACATCTTGTATAATCTGCTTATAAGCTTTGGCTAATTTATCTTTATCTTCTTTTCTATCACTATCTTCTTTAATATCTTTTAGATATTTAGAATTTATAACACCAGCCCAATACACAAAAGCAAGTTCTTTTAAAGCTTGCTGTTTTTTTCTTCCTTGTGCAT